CCCTTATGGGTAGACGTAAACTTTAATATTTAAGGAGATAAAAAATGAGTTTAGCAAAGTTCCGCAAGGTTCATAGTAAGACTGGTGCAGGCCGGTTTGTAGTTTCTGAGGGTATCGCTCCCGCAGCCTATTTACTGCCCCATCCCGGTCTTCCGACATGGTACAATGATAGTGAAGATGATCGTTTTGAGATCGTTGTCACCAAGGGTACCATTCTTTCAGTAGTAGCAGATGCAAACGGCGATGCTCGCATCGTTCCCGCTAACGGAACCGCTGCAAGCCAATCATGGGGCGACGTTATGCCCAGTTGGGATCCGCTTGATGGCGCTACCCCCAGCTCGACTACTGGTTCAGTTGATACAGTTTCTGTGGGCGCCCATTCAGTTCCGATTGGCTGCGCACAATATGATCTTTACAGACCATTTGACAAAGGCACCTCGCAAGGCGCTGGCTTCATTACACATGGTTACGTAGAGTACCCAATGGTTACAGGCGTCAATGCCGACGTAACAGTTGGTTCATTAATCCGAGCCGATCACATGGGTCGTCCGGTGGCATTTGCAGCATCAACAACTGCTGCTGGTGCTTATCCATGGTTGCAAGTGGGTAAAGTTGTTGAGGTTGAGCAGTTCGCTACCAACTTCGATGATGGCTTACTCAGCTATATGCAACTTCCCTCTGATCCGGGTGCATTAAAGACTGTTTACGAGCTTACTCGTGCAGGCACCTACAGTGGTAAGTTAGGTATCCGGGCCAACCTGGACGTACACAATGTCATTGGTGCTTTCCGCGTCAATCTGACACTCTAATATTAATATTAATACAAAAGAAACATTAACACAGGAGGAATAATCCTACGATGAGTAAGACAATCCAAGAGCTCCTCTCGGGTCTCCCAGCTTGGGAAGCAGTATTGACTGAGGACGGGTACATAGATGCAGACAACAGAGTAACAATTAAGGAAGCTTTTGCGTCACCAGACGCAGCAGCACTTTTCCCCAAAGTTCTTTCGCGTACGCTTAAAGAAGCAGCAGAGCCACAACTACTTGTGACTCCATTGCTTTCCACTGTTCGTCTCGGTAAGGGACGCTCTTTGGAGTTCCCCGCAGTCAACGCTATTCAAGCAGCAGAGATCCCAGAAGGACAAGAGTATCCAGAGCAAGCACTCGCTTTCGCAAAGCAGGTAGAAGGCAAAGTTTCAAAGAAGGGCGTTAAGCTATCCTTTACGGAGGAAGTCATCGCTGATTCACTTTGGGACATTGTTGGTTTACATGTTCGCGCAGCCGGCCGTGCTATGGCTCGTTTGAAAGAGCAGATTGCTCTTAGCCGTTTCAAGGATGCAGCTACAATTGCATTCGATAACGATAGTGGTAGTTATGATGACACAACAGGTCGCAATATTGATGGCGCAGCCAACTTGACAATTACCTGGGATGACATTGTGGACATGGCCGCTATCCTTATGGCTGAAAATCATATCCCAACAGATTTCATTCTGCACCCATTAATGTGGTCGGTCTTCCTCAAGGATTCCATCTTCCACGCTGGTGGCGCAGCATCTTCTGTAGGTACAAGTTGGGGATATCGTCCTCAGTCGCCAGAAGGCGCACTGAACTCGACGGCTCCGATGGGCTTGAATGTTCTTGTTTCGCCTTTTGTTAGCTTCACAGCTAAGAGTGGCGGAACAGCAGCTAAGTCAGACCTTTTCCTCATCGACCGTAATGAAGTCGGTACTCTTCTCGTCAAGGACGATATGAGCACTGATCAGTTCGACGATCCGAGTCGCGATCTTCGTGCACTCAAGATGAAGGAGCGTTACGACATCGTAATGCTGGGCGACGGTGAGGGCATTACAGTTGCTAAGAACGTCAGACTCAGCCGTAACTACGAAGTTCAAGTTACAAACGACGTAGCCTTAAGCTGATAAAAAACCTTAGGGTCGTTATAGTTACAAATTACCCTAAAGCTGGGGGCGGTAGAGAAATCTACTGCCCCTTTGCTTTTTATTGAATTAATTTATTACTATTAGTTCAGGATTATAATTATGGAGTGTGTTGAGTGGCTTTATATTTGATAGATAGTGCTACAGTTACTGTTAATACAGTAAATATTAAATTTGGCAGGACAATCAAGATAGCATCATTAATAAATGCTAATTTTATTGTACAAACAGATTCAGCTACACCTGTTCAGACAATTTCTCCATTTAGAACAATAAATACAATTACTGATTATAATCAGATTAGTAGAACTTTAACTTTATATTGGGATGTAGTATTAAGCTCTAATACCGACTATATTGTTAGGGTCACTAACTTAGTTGACTCATCTGGGCTAACGGTGGCTGAGGAAAAAGTTAGCTTTACCAGCCAAACCAATTCGGCAACTCCTTCAATTCTGCAAGAGAGCCAAGCAACAGTACTCAACGAAGTGCTTATAGAGGATAAATCAGTAAGAGCTGATATAGAAACTGGATATCAGATACTAGCAAAGAATCCTAATTTCTATATAGAATCAACCAATCCTTCTAATGGTGACTTTTATTTAAATAATGATGAGAACAATGGAAGAGTAACAGTTGTATTTAGTTCTCGTCCAGCATCAAACTTTTTGACATTAAAGTACTTTAAAGCTCAACGTAAGAAAATCCAAAAGACTCCCTCAAGATGGGAAAATGTATCATCAGAAGTCTCCATGCACTCATGGAAGCCAGATGTATACATTGACTTCCCGTCAGACGATGCTACTCCGGTTTACTATGTTGATGGAAAAAATTACTTTGAATCAGGCTATAAATACAGAGTAATCGTATCGGCTGAGGTGGGCCTGTAATGGCAAATGCACTATACACAAAGGGTAAAGAAGGCTTATTGGAGGGTGTATTCGATCTAACTGACAACAATTTAAAAATTGCATTAGTAAAAAATACTTATACAGTAAATTTAAGTACACATGAATTCTTGTCAAGCATTAGTGAAGATTCAGTCGCAGCAACTACTAGTTTGTTAAGCGGAAAAACAACAGCTTCTGGTATTTTTGACGCTGATAATATTACAGTGGAAAATTATGGAAATAGCGGTTTTGCCTACCTGGTTTTATACAAGGATACTGGAGTTAGAGCTACGTCAAGACTTTTAGCCTATATAGATACAGCTACTGGGCTTCCAATATCAGCTACCACTGATCCTATTTCAGTAACGATTAATTGGAGTAACGACCAATATAAAATTTTTTCATTGTAAAGGAAAATAATGAGCACCCAGTATCCCGCAGCGTTGGACGTGTTGATCAATCCGACATCGTCTGACCCACTCAATTCAGCAACAGTACCCCACCATCAACAACACGCTAACGCAAATGACGCCATTGAAGCCATACAAACGGTTATTGGATTAAATCCAGCAGGCAGTCATTTAACAGTAAAAGATAGAATAATATCTGCAGAAACTGCAATTACTACTCAATCAGTTTTAAATGGATTGACTGACGTTACTATTACCACAGTGAACTCAGGTAATATTTTGCGTTACAACGGTTCAGCTTGGGTGAACCACCCCGAAGAAAATCTTACCGATGGAGGAAATTTTTAATCATGGCTAATACAATCAGAATTAAAAGAAGAGCGGTTGGAGGAATATCTGGAGCTCCAGGATCTTTAGAAAACGCAGAATTAGCTTTTACAGAAGTAGACGACGTACTCTATTATGGAAAAGGAACCTCAGGAGCTGGAGGAACAGGTACTCCCATAGCTATTGCTGGCCCTGGCGCATTTACTACATTAACTAGTACTCAAACTATTTCTGGAAATAAAACATTTTCTGGAACAGTAGCCTTAGGATCTTCTGCAACTGCAACAACACAAACAGCAGGAGATAATAGCACAAAAGTCGCAACAACCGGTTATGTAGATTCTGCCGTAACTGCTGCTACATATAACTTTACTTTAGCAGGCGATTCTGGAACATCACAAACAATCGATGACGCAGAAACCGTAACTATATCTGGTGGAATTGGGCTTTCATCATTAGCATCATCTACAAATACCATAACCCTAAATCTTGACAATACAACAGTTACTGCTGGTTCATATGGTTCAGCTAGTGCAATCCCAACTTTCACAGTTGACCCTCAAGGCCGTTTGACTGCAGCAGGGACAGCTTCTATTTCTACTTCATTTACAGTAGATGCAGACAACGGTGACAATTTAACAATTGCTGGTGGGGATACCTTCACTATAGTTGGTGGCATAGGCCTAACATCGGTGGCCTCTGCAACTGACACGCTTACCTTAAACCTTGACAACACTGCAGTAACAGCTGGCTCATACGGCGGTGCTGCGTCAGTCGGTAGCTTCACAGTTGACGACCAGGGTCGTTTAACCGCAGCAAGTTCTACAACTATAGAAATTGCGCTTGGAACTAATACCTCAGGAAGTTATGTGGCAACAATAACTGGTGGAACTGGCGTTACTTCTTCTGCAGCAACAACAGGTGAGGGAACAACTCACACATTATCTATTGGTCAAGATGTAGCAACCTCTGCAAGTGTAACATTTGCAGGGCTTACACTCAATAGTGGAAGCATGGTTTTTGAAGGTGCAACTGCAAATGACTTTGAAACAACTCTTGCAGTCACAGATCCAACTGCAGACCGCACTATCACTCTGCCAGATGCAACAGGTACGGTTGCACTTACTAATAATAAGCTTTCGGATTTTGCAGCAACTTCCTCAGCAGAACTTGCTGGAATTATATCGGATGAAACTGGTACTGGAGCACTTGTATTTGCTAATACGCCAACACTTGTAACGCCAAACATTGGTGCTGCTACTGGTACATCTCTTACCCTTTCAGGTGATCTGACAGTCAACGGTACAACAACTACAATTAACTCAACTACAATCACGGTTGACGATAAGAATATCGAGCTTGGTTCAGTCGCAAGTCCAACAGACGCAGGTGCTGATGGTGGTGGTCTTACCCTTAAGGGCGCAACAGACAAGACCTTTAACTGGATTGACGCAACTGACTCATGGACTTCATCAGAAAACATGAATCTTGTAAATGGTAAAACTTTTAAAATCAATGGAACTGATGTTCTTTCTGGTTCAACTCTTGGTT